GAGATGACGACATTTGCGTGTTAACGAACTTCTCAGCATCTGTGGGATCTTTAGTTTGCAAAGCCCCCCATTTGCCAGAAAACGTGTTGTATCCCCACAAAATCATTTGAAAGCCATCACCACCTACAGAAATTGATCCAGAAACTTGAACATGTAGAAACCGTTGTCTTCTGAAGTTTACAAAACCATCTGTTGCCAAAGTCGGGGAGTCCGAAGTAGCGTCAAAAGTGTAGGCGGCGTCCCCGGCACTTCCGGGGTTAGCTACATTGATTACGTTTCGTGTTCTTGCGCCAGTTGAAATTTGAGGCACCTGCATCGTATTTTGTGCGGGGGTCTGAGGTCCAGCGGGGTTGTTGGTTCCTAAAGCCATGTTTATCTCCTAGTTTTTCTTTTTCTATTATAATTAGGCTCTTCGAGCAAAATAGCTTTTTCTTGTTTCACCCGTTTAGCGTTTTCTGAAATTTGTCTTCTTTTGATCGTTCTTTTTATCTCTGATGGCTTCACGTAATACCGCCGAGAGCGAAGTTCGTCCATCAATTTAATCTTCTTTGTTTTCTTGATAAATCTCCTAATCATGCGATCGGAGTTTTCATGTTTATTCTTTGGTGTAATCTTTACATTAATTGTCATTTGTCATCCGTTATTTCATGTGTGCAGACCAGCGACCACCAGCCATGCCCAGAATCGACGATATGTCTACCCCGGGGTCATTGGGATCCTGGCCAGACAATGGTCCTTGAGTCTTGGGTCCGTTATCGATAGAGCCTCCGCTCGACAAGGGGGCTGTGCCCTCAAACACATCCACTCCCCCATATGCATCTCTGTTTATTGCAGAAAGGAGTTTCTCCCTGTGCTCCTGTAGGGCAGCCTGGTGGTTGTGGCGAGCCCTTTCTGCAACAGCAGTGTTATCCACACTTGGCTGCTTTGTTTCAACTAAGGTTGGGCGGTCGAGACCTTGTGCAACCTCAGATACAATATTAGAGAGGACACCCTCTTCAAAGATGACCTCTTTAATACATTCTTTAATCATTGGCTTTAGGAGCGCTTTGAGTTCTGATTTTTTCATTTATCTCCATTTTTATTCTTCGGGAAATTGATTTCCACCCCTAAGATTCGTTCGAGACCGTGGGCTGGGAAGCTCCTCGCCTGTCTTGGGGTCAGACATTACAAACCGAGATTGTTTCGCAACAGCCTCTAGGTCCTCTGGATCAGCGGCGGGTGGTAAAATGTCATCATCGGCGCCGCCAGTTGGATCTTCTAGTTGCTCCATGTGATCAGCAATATTGTTCAAAAGATTGTAGGTTCTTAAAGTTCTGGATGTGGCTTGAAGGACTTTCCTTGAAGTGTCCACAAAAGTCTGTAAGCTATCTATATCTTTTCGAACGCCGGGGACATTACCAAACTCTAGATCCATAACGTTTAGACCTTTGCCGTCAAACATACCTTCTCCGCCTTCGCCCAAGTCTTGTTCTATTTCTTTCGTTATGGCATTCATATCTCTGATAAATTTTTCAATCTTCTTGTTGTAAGCCTTGGCGTTAATTCTTAGAATCTTGGCACCCTGCTTCATGCGACTTGAAAAAGGAGACGTGGTATAGGTTCCAGCTTTTCCAAATGCTGCTTTAGCACGAGAGCCAATAGCCTTGCCAGGCTGTAGACCTGAAGCCTTGGCGCGCAATTGGTCAAAGAAGCCCTCATCAATCATCTGCTCCAGCTCTTCATTGATAATCTGTCTTAAGTCGTTGTCTGTAATTTTCATGGTTTTTTTAATCCTTTAAAATTTCGTTAAAGAGGCGATTTAATTTATCACCCTTATTTTCGTTAAGCGGTTCCTTGTGCTCTCGCATCATAAATGCCCCGGGCGTGGAGGGCTCAGAAACCATATCAAAGCAAATGAGTTGAAAGTCGTCTTCAACAATTGTTTGTCCATTTTGCTCACGAACAGAGCCCAGTCCACGAGAAGAAATGCCAACTTGCACCCCACTCTCCACAAGGGATCGTAGAATATTGCCGGCTGGCGTGGGGAGCACTTGGAGCTTCCCATATACATCATCGCCCTCCATCCAAAGCTTTGTAACTTTATGGGAGACTTTCTCCAGAGTCACAACTGAGCTATCGGGATGATCAAGCTCACCAAGCGCACGGTTTTCGTCAATAAGCTTTTGATAATTCTTAACCTCTCGACGAAGGATCTGTTCGTTATACACACGGCCATTTCCATTAAGGGTGTTAGCTTTCTGGCAAATACCAGACAGGATCATACCACCCTCAGCCACAAACCTCTTCTCAGCTTCGGTCAATAGATCTTGGCAAATACCGCCATCACATAGTGCAAAAAATTCTCTTAGTAGTTTCTTACTCATAATTTTATCTAGATGCGGGCGCCACCCGCATGAGCCTGGACCCCTTGCAGCAGCGACGGACTGGTTGTAGTCCCCACTTACGATCCGTGAATCTCATGTCTAACTCCTTTGTCGCCAAACAACATGGCGAGAATGTATGATGTGCCTGAACTAAGACAGCCCAGTATAAAAGCATTGTATAAAGAATGCTCAAACGTAAATAGTTCTGTAAATCGGTTAGTAACCAACAAAAATACACCGACCCAAAAGCCCATGCACATAGGGCAGTGAAAGAAGTGGTGCTTTGGTCTAATCTTGTTGAAGATGGATCCATACACCAAAATATTGGTCAACCCAAAAGAACATAAAATAAAATATACAAGGCTCACATCAACCTCTAGTACCCATAGTAGTTATAAAGAGAAAGCCCATAGGGTCCACGCACCAAAGATGGTTTTATCGAGCCCTTTTCGGCGGCTTGTGAGACTTGCCCTAACTCAGTGGAGTGCTCCTTGTCCGGTTCAGTATAATCGTCAGTGACCTGTTCTTCGTAATCTTCAATAAATTCTATAGCAGGGCGCTCTTCGTCAAGCCACTTAGCTATGTTAATTATAGCTATTTTTATTACTGGAAGCTCTGCGTCCTCGGGGACGCTACCCTCCATAGAGGCGTATACATTCCCACCTTGTACAGTATCCGGGATTACAACACCGCGAGTAGTTAAGAAATCAAATAATCTATCTTGAGCGCCATATACCACTCCGCTCTTCAATCTTTTAGCTAAGGCCACGATCTTGTTTTTTTTAGGCATCACCACAATATCAATGTCGGGGTGATCTGCTATTATAAAGTCGCCGCTGAGGGTCTGGCGAATGTCCAGGCGTACTTTAATTCCAGGACGAGCGGCTATTTCTGAATCCGTTTGACCGTAATCGGCAGCATCGCCTATTTTAACCGTGATTGCCATTAGGCACAAAGCTCCTTCGCAAGGTTTTGAATTTTAAGAATCTGTTGGATTGTGGAAGACTCTATTTCCATATCCCTATAGCTATCCAGAATATTTAAAACTTTTGTGGCATTTTCTCTTAGAATTGCATCCTTGGATATCTCCTCGGTGTCCAATGCCTCATTAAGTATTCCCTTAATTCTGTGAAGTTCCTCATTAAGAAAAACTTTTAACTCAAGCCCATTGTCATGAAATGACGTAATATATTTACTTAATAGCTTTTCCTGCTCCTCAAGTAATTTGCCATTATACTGGTCGTTAAATTTTTTAACAAATGTCTTATAAACTATATTGTCAATTGGCGCCATCTCTGCTTTTTGTGCTTGACTTTCCGATGACAAGCTTTCTATAAGAATATCCTCCAGGAGCACCCTGTGTTTGATGGATACGTCTGGACTTAAAATCTGGGCTATTGTGGCTAAATTTTTATAATTTGGAATAAAATTTGAAAAAACATTTTTAGAAAGCATTTTGTTGATTTTGTTGATTAGAGCCGTCTGCTCATTAAAGATTAATTCTTTATCCAGCTTCGCATGTGATCTCTTTACTTCATTTAAAAGTCTTTCACACATATGTGCATCGGAATCTTTTATTTCATATAAAGTTTTGTAAAGATTTAACTCTCTTCGCAAAACGGAGTCTTTTCCAAAATGCTCCCTAACTAAAGAAACAATGATACCTTTTCGCTTATCATCCTTGTCCACAATGCACTTTGTTAGTTCCCTAACAAGAGCCTCGTAGATGAATGCAGTATTACGCTTCTTGTTGTGTCTTGTCTTTGTTAGCATCTTCATTTCTCTCCAAATTTTCTACTAGCCTTCTTATTTCAACGTTAGCCTCAATGAGCTTTCTTTCTTCCATATCATAAGTAGAATCTACATTTTCATAAATACCTTTTCCAAGCCTCATTAAGTCTTGACTTCCAGGCATTCGAGTTCTATCGGTATTTCTAAACATTTCAGGAGTAGCGTGAGACATATAGGAACGCTTACGCGCACCGGCATCCCTGCGGTCTACTTTTTTAGGCTCGTACCATCCATGGGATCGGGCGGTAGTTGTCTTTCCATCGGCACGAGTAATTGTTGCTGAGTCTCGTTTTCCGGGAGGAGTATCAGGGGTTGCGAGTAAGACTGAGTCGTCTCCTCCTGCTGCACCCGCGTCGGCTGCTGCTGTATCAGCTGCCGGTTCTCCTCCAGCTTCTCCTCCCAGTGGTTCATCGCCCAGGTCTCCGCCAAGGTCCGAGCCCAGACCCCCACCAAGGCCGCCGCCGAGATCACCCCCCCCAAGGTCACCGCCGCCAGCAGCATCGGCAGTCGCGGCTTCAAACTGTCCCTGCAGCAACGCATCATATTTTTTATCATAAACCAGCTCCCTGCTATTTCGTAAGAATTCATCTTCAGAAAGATGAAATAGATGTTCGGCGATCCAACGACGGCTAAAGAATCCTTCGGTTGCAGATCCCGCGACATCAAACTTTGTTTTCCAATGCTCAAGCTCTTGCAGCTCGGCTAATTTTGAAGGGTTATTCAAGGCGAGATCAAAAGATATAATATCATCCCCTCGAAATCCCAAGGTATAAAGATGTATGATGCCTATCTTCTCTAGCTCAGAAATCACTGATCGCTGTAGCCTTTGAATAGTGCGCGCAAATCTAATATCCTTTTGTGCTAATGTTGTTTTATCTTCCGAGCCCTCTTCACCTTGGGTCAAATAAGACTGGGGAATCTTAAGCGCTGAAAACAATTTATCTCTTAGGTATTTTACGTCATCAATATCACCGGTGAAAGAGCCCCCGGGCAAGGATTCTATCTTGGATGACGTACCGCCGCGCACTGGAATAAAATAATCCTCCTCTACTGACATGGGGTTGTATCGAAGGTCAATTCTTCCATTATCGGCATCCACAAGCTGGTTGCGCTTCATTTGGGTCATGACCTTCTGCATATACTGCTCAACGTCATTGGCGTTAATATTTCCGACATCAATATAAAATACGCGGCGTTCAGGAGATCTGACAATACGATAAGCCATCATTGCATCCTCTAGGAGAGTTAGCTGGCGCCAAATACGACGGGCTGGCTCAAGCACCGAGGTGCCATAGGGAGCGTATTTGTCATTTCCTAGAATTCTAAAGTGACCAACTTGCCAATTTTCAAATGTCATTCCAGCAGAATTCCATTGATATTGGACATAATTTGGATTTGTCTTATCCTCTCCCTCAAGTCTTTCTATTTCTTCAGCTGGCAAGCCAATAGCGGATCTAATTCCCTGGTCCTCATCAATATCAAGATAGAGAAAATAATCTCCGAACTTGCACATGGATCTGCACCAACCAAATAGATTAAACTCAATATTTAAGACATTATGATACAACGTTTCTAAAACAGCTTTTATCTCTTCATTATGACACTTGATGCTTAAGAGCGGAGTAAGGTCTGAGGATGTTGTCATTTCATCCGCGTAAATGTCTAAAGCAGATGCTATTTCGGGCATGTACTCCATTTGATCAAAGTCCGCGTACCTCTCTGACCTGTTTTGGTTGACATAAGAGTTAGCCTGCATTTTCTCATATGCATGGTATTCTGATCTCTTAAACTGCTGGCCACTAGCAGATTTAAAGCGGGTAGCATAATCATCCATATCGCGACGACGGATCCGGCGACCCGTCTGACTACGATATCTAATAATCGGACCAGAAAAAATTCTTGTTAGCTGCTTAAACAGTCTGTTTTGTTGATTTCTTGGGTTGTTTCTACGATCTGCCATTCTTTGTTATCCCTTGTATAGCCATACGAATTCTTTTTGCTGTTGAACATCCTTTTTATTTTTAGTGTCCATTTCCATATCAAATTTTCTATTATATCCTTGCATCCCCGGCATGGCTGTACTAAATTTAGTATTTGATACTATCATTGAACTTAAAAATGCCTTCTGATATTCTATATCCCTTTGGCTTGTTTCTAGCGCCGTATCTCGAACCCAGCATGCGATCGCTAAAGCCATTGTTAAATCGTCGTTGTAGCTCCTCATAGCCTGCGGTCGACCGTTGTTCCAGATGAATGTCTTAAACTCGTTAGCTGTCCGCGAAGAATATAGAGTAATTAGTTTATTTCTAATGAATTCTTCTAATTTAGCTACGATTAGTGGGCGCGTCTTCTGAGATGTGGTAAACCCCGCTACAGAATTAGACATTACCTCAGCCTCAAGCTGATTGACATATTCGTGCGTTGACTTCACAGAATAGTAAAGATTAGGATATTCAAGATCTCGTAGTTTGTCTAGCACGGCAAATCCCACAGAATTGTTCTCAACAACCAAGAGGCAGTTTCCATATTCTTTACCAGCCGAGTATAACATATTGCCGTATATGTCCGGTGTGGGCTTGCCTTGGTACTCTGCTACAACTTCCATTGTTTCAAGCTTTATAACATGAAAAACCGAATAGTCTTTACCATCACCACGGGACACATCTGCCACAAGCATATATGTATAGTCGGAATTATATTCCTCCCAAATCCAATAATTTCTATCAAAACCAGTGCGATGTTTGGGATCCTTGACTGATTCAAAAATTCTCTTGATATCATCGGGGTGTATGACAGTTTCACCTGACGTGTTGAAATTGCATTCAAGTTCTTGCGCAATCTGCCTACGAGACATATTTCTTGTCTCTTTCTCGAACCACTCTCGGTCACGATCAGGGTGGGCATCCCACATTAACTGAGTTGGGTAAAAATCATTAACTCCCTGATCAGCCTCTGTGTATGTTTTGTGAAACCAATTACCAACACCATTTGGGGTTGAGAGGGCGATACAACGTCCACCGGTTGATAGCGTAGGGTATAGACCTGTCCATAATTCAGAAAGGCCCTCGACGTGAGCCGCCTCATCAATTACCAAAAGCGACAAAGCCTCTGAACGACCAGCATCGCCGGAAGTCGAGGAGGCTTTGATTTGTGACCCATTTGATAGCTCAAAAGATGAGCGATTATCTATGGTGATGTCTGTAATTTGTAGGAAATCAGGAACATTTTTGAGAATGTGTTTGACCTTCTTTACAAGGTTTGATGCCGTGCCGAACTTAGTGGCGATGACAAGCACGTTCTTGTCACGATGAAAAAGCATAAGCCAGACAATGTATCCCGCTGTAATTGTGGAGATACCTAACTGTCTAGCTTTTAGAATTATGTTAAAACGATAGTTATTAAAGTCGTTTAACAGTTCTGACTGGAAATCATATGTTTTAAATGGGATTAGCCCTTTTTGGGGATGAGAGATGCGGGCGTAATTGTTTACAAAATAAACCGGGTCTTTACCGCATTTTATAACTTCTTTATAAATTTCTTTCTTGGTGAGTTGATAGCCCATTCTTCATTTTAAGGAGTCTCGGGACCATAACCTTGCGGCGTTCTATCGAGAAGATTGCGAAAGTTTCGGTCAGCTAGTTCCTGTTGTGCCTCGTCATCTACAACCCCAGTTAGTCCGCCAATTTCATAATCGCAGGTCGCTTGGACCCAAGTCCAAACGCGGGACCTATTTTGAACTAGCATATCACACTCACCGAGCTTTTTTAAAGATAACGTATTTTTAGTTACAACCTTATACTCTTTCTTCAAAAATTTTACAATGTCAGCAAATGTTTGTTCCATGTTGCTTTCGAAATCATTGGCATACACTTCCTTTAATTGCACTTCACCCTGATATGTGAGCCTAAGAACATTGCCCATAAACTTGACATTAAAGCCATCTATAACTCTTCTATCGTTTATGAGGTGACCCTCCTCACGACGAAGACCTGCGGGACGGGCTGTGCCATCATAAGATGATGCCTCATCATGAGCGCCATCATATCCTATATTTGCTGCTGCTTGTGAAATTCCACGAATAATTTCAAGTGTCGTTGCCATTATTTGGTCTCCATCCAGATTTCCATCTTTCTTCTCGGTCTTCAACATGTTTTGCGTAACAGAGTCGGCAACAATCATATTTATTCATATAAACGTCATCGCGAACATCAAATGAATACGTATCGCATACCGGACAGCTACGATTAGACTCTCTATTAAGTAGTTTCTTGGGTATTAAAATACCATTAACTTCTACTTTCTCGTCCCCCCGGCTTGATTGCGCTTCTTTCTCTGACAGTTTTTTTATCTGATCAAGGTACTGCTTCTCTTTTTCATCGTCCCAATTTGATTTGGGATTCTGTACTGCTTCTTTTCCATATTTTTCACTAATGGCTCTTTCTATTTTGGCCAACTTGTCCCAATCTTTATCTTTCACTGTGATCCCTGTGTTATCTCTCTAGCTGCAAAGAAGATCGCGATTGAAGTAACAGCGCCCGCGACGAACCCACCCGCAAAAAACCAATGGCTATGGCGATTGGGGTGCTTGCGCACCATCTCTTGGAGATCAGCAATTTCCTG